GTAATAATAAGGTACAAATTTCAATAGGTAAATTATGAGTGAAATAAAAGTAAATAAAATTAGTCCAAGAACAGCGTGTGGTACAACTACATTAGGGGATAGTGGAGATACATTCACAATTCCTGCAGGTGTATCTATAACTAACTCTGGTACTGCATCAGGTTTTGGTTCTACAGGTGAAGTGTCTTGGAACACAACAGTTAAGACAGGAGATTTTACAGCAGTATCTGGTGAAGGTTATTTTGTTAACACAACTTCTGGTGAAATAACTGTAACATTACCAAGTGCTAGTGCTGGTAGTGTAGTTGCAGTTCAAGATTATAATAATACTTTTGATAGTAATTCTTGTAAAATTCAAGCACCTTCAGGTGTTAAAATTAATGGTGGAACTGCAGCAGGTTCCTTAACATTAAGCACAGAAGGACAAGGATTAACTTTAATTTATGTTGATTCTACAGTTGGTTGGAGATCAGTAGATTCTACAACATTTTCTGATGGTTCTATTGTACCTGCTTATATAACAGCAACAGGTGGCACTATTACAACAGTAGATACAAATTTTAAAGTCCACGTTTTTAACAGTCCTGGAACTTTTTGTGTTTCAGCAGGAGGAGGTCCATTAGCGGTAGCAGATTATGTGGTAGTTGCTGGTGGAGGCGGAGGTGGATTAAAAAGAGGTGGTGGAGGTGCCGCTGGTGGTTATAGAGAATCACATAAATGTAGCACATCTGGTCCATATACAGCTTCCCCATTAGCATCAACAACATCTTTATCACTTTCACCTGGACCATATTCAGTAACAGTTGGAGCAGGTGGAACAGGAGGTGTTGGAGCATCACCAATTTGTGATGCAGCGTCTACACCAAACGCACAAGGTTCAAGTTCAATATTCAGTACTATAACTTCTGCAGGTGGAGGTGCAGGAGGTGGAACTGGCACACCAGATGGATCAGGACAAGATGGAGGTTCTGGAGGTGGAGGATTTTTAAGTGCTCCATCAAAACCAGCACCAGCATCACACGCAGCAGGAAGTGGAAACACTCCACCAGTAAGTCCACCTCAAGGTAATCCTGGAGGTACTGCGTCAAATCCTTATAGTCCAGGAGCATCAGGCGGTGGTGGAGGTGCAACTGCAGCAGGAAAAAATTATAATTTTACACCAACTGGCACTGGAGTAGCTCCACAAAATGGAGCAGGTGGAGATGGAGCAACAACAAATATTACAGGTTCACCAGTTACTAGAGCAGGTGGTGGAGGAACTGGTTCAAGACCGTGTGGTGCACAAGCCCCAGGAGGAGCAGGTGGTGGAGGTAGAGGTTCAAATAATCAATCAGCACCTTGGGGATGTAACCAAGATGGAGAAGATGGTACTGCTAATAGTGGAGGAGGCGGCGGTGGTTCTGGAGATGTTAATGCTGCAGAAGGTGGCGCAGGTGGTAGTGGAGTAGTAATAATAAGATATAGATTCCAGGCTTGATGAACAGTTAAAATTAATATATAAGGAGAAACATTATGGCACATTTTGCAAAAATAGGAGCTAACAGTAAAGTTATTCAAGTATTAACACTTGATAACAAAGATATGTTAAATGCTGATGGTATTGAAGATGAAGCAGTAGGTCAACAATATTTAGAACAACACAATAACTGGCCTGCACAAATGTGGATTCAAACTTCATACAATACATCTAATAATAAACATAGTTCAGGTGACGACTCAAAAGCATTTAGAGGAAATTACGCAGGTATAGGTTATACTTGGGACGAAGATGATCAAATTTTTTGGGGTAAAAAACCTTATGCATCTTGGGTAAAAAATACAACTGATGCTAGATGGCAATCACCTATTGGTGACGCTCCTGCATTAACAGCTGAACAAACTTCACAAAATGAAGCTGGCACAAATTCTTGGGGATACCATTGGAATGAAGCTAATCAATCTTGGGACTTGACAGATAATTTAGCATAGATTAAAAATGGTGGTGGTATGCAAAAGAAAGTATTAAGCGAACAAGCATTATATTTTGGTGATGTGGCGATGCCTAAAGATTGGGACATTGACCGAGATAAGTTATCAGGCGACATCTTACAATCACAAATACAAAACAAAGATTTTCCATTTTCAAGAACTTGGGATATGTTAAACACATATATACGAGATCACATTAATGTTGAGTATAGTGTTAATTTAATTAACAAAGAAACGTGGGGCAACATCTATAAACCTTCGGAAACTACAATTCCATTACTTAATATTGATCCAGTAGATTTACGTAACTCACCAGACTTTACATTACTATATGGTGTAAAAGTAAAAGATTGTATGGTTCGAATACACTTTGAAGATAACAGACGTAAGGGTAGATCCTGGGATATACCTCTCACTAATAATCAATTTATTATGTTTCCATCAACGAATATGTATTACTTAACCAATAATCAAAAGGATAGTTTAAATTTCGTACAAACTATAACGTATGAATATATCTAATTATTATTGGTATTTTAGTGGTGTATTAACACCTAGATTCTGTGATGATGTCATAGAATATGCTAAATCACAAAAAGAAGTTATGGCTAGAACTGGTGGCTATGGTGATAGAAAATTAAAAAAAGAAGAAGTATTAGATTTAAAAAGAAAAAGAAACTCTGATTTAGTATGGCTTAATGATACTTGGATATATAAAGAATTACACCCATATGTGCATATGGCTAATAGAAACGCTGGTTGGAACTTTGATTGGGAAAGAAGTGAGTCTTGTCAATTTACAAAATATAAACTAAATCAATATTATGATTGGCATTGTGATAGTTGGGATAAACCATATCAACGAGACGATGTTAATCATCCAGAACACGGAAGAATTCGAAAACTATCTATGACTTGTCAATTAACAGATGGTTCAGAATATAAAGGTGGTGAATTAGAATTTGATTTTAGAAACTATGATCCACATATGCGAGATGAATTGAAGCATAGAATACAATGTAAAGAGATATTACCAAAAGGTTCTATTATTGTATTTCCTTCATTTGTGTGGCATAGAGTTAAACCAGTAACATCAGGCACAAGATATAGTCTTGTTGTCTGGCATTTAGGAAAGCCATTTAGATAATGTATATAAGTAATTATTTTAACACGACCATTTGGTCAGAACAAAAACCAGAGTTTGTAAAATCTTTAAACAAAGCTAGTAACAAATATATTAAAGAAGCAAAAAACAGAAACAAAGCACATATAAAAAAATATGGTGATTTTGGATCATCACATCACTCAACACCATTAACAAACGACAATGATTTTTTAGATTTTAGAAATTACATTGGTCAAAAATCTTGGGAGTATTTAGATCATCAAGGTTATGATATGAGTTTATACACAACTATCTTTAGTGAGATGTGGGTACAAGAGTTTGCTAAAAAAGGTGGTGGTCATCATTCAGCACATATACATTGGAATCAACACGTATCAGGTTTTTACTTTTTAAAGTGTAGTGACAAAACTTCTTATCCAGTATTTCACGAACCGAGGACCGGTGCAAGGGCTACAAAATTAAAAATGAAACCAAATAGAAAAGGTGTGTGGCCAGGTGAAGAACTTATTCATTTTAAACCTACACCAGGTACATTAATTATATTTCCAGGGTTCTTGGAACACGAGTTTAGTGTAGACTTTGGTATAGAGCCTTTTAGATTTATACATTGGAATATACAAGCTGTACCAAAAGAAATGGCAAAAGATGTTTAAAAAGAAAAAGTATACAGTTATCCGTCAAGCTATATCAAAAGACCTAGCAGCTTTTGTTGCAAACTATTTTTTAATGCAAAAGCAAGTTTACGATACTTGTAGAGAGCGTAGATACTTTTCACCATTTGAAACTATTATTGGATATTATGAAAGTGAGAATGAACAGATTCCAAACACTTATTCTCAATATGCAAATATGGCTATGGAAACATTACTATTAAAATGTTTGCCCGATATGGAAAAAGCAACAGGACTTAAATTATATCCTGCATATACATATGCTAGAATATACAAAAAAGGTGATATTCTTAAAAGACATAAAGATAGATTTAGTTGTGAGATATCTACTACTATGAATCTTGGTGGTGATGATTGGCCAATATATTTAAGTCCAAATGAAAATGTAGGTGCACCAGATGGTAAGAATATTACCGCAGCTAGCAAAGCAAAAGGAGTTAGGGTAGATCTAAAACCAGGAGATATGCTAGTTTATTCTGGCTGTGAGCTAGAACATTGGCGAGAAAAATTCAAAGGCAAGGAATGCGTCCAAGTTTTTCTGCATTATAACAATCGTAAAACACCTGGATCGAAGGATAACATGTTCGACAAGCGTCCACATTTAGGTCTTCCTTCTTGGTTTAAACGATGATATAATTCTTAAATGGAGGCAGGGCACCACCACATACCCCCTGTCTCCTTTTAAGGATTTTTATGAGTTTAGGATTTGACGCAATATCAGCATTACCATTCGCAACAGCCCAGACGGCTGGTGACGTATTAGTACAAGTAAGCGGAAATCAATTAGATATAAATATTGGTAATTTTTCTATTACAGCCGATTCAATTACCGAGATACCTAATCCTAATAGATTAACATTAGGTTCTGGAACATTAACAATTACAGCAGATTCTAATTTTACTGCTACAGGTAGTCAGGTAACATTAACCACAGGCACGGCAGCAGCAAGTACAAGCGTTGATATTACGCCTTCTGTAAACCAATTGACCTTAGCAACAGGAAGTGTTACAA